CTGAGAAGCTTATGAAGGAAAAGAAATCGGCACTGCACAAGATTACAGATGAGCAGTTGCCCGAAGCCCTTGAAGTCATGGGCCTTCAGAAATTTACTTTAGTGGACGGCTCTGAGATTGCCGTCAAACCAATTTACGCCGCAAGCATCCCGAAAGATCGTAAAGAAGAAGCCTTTCAATGGCTTCGTGACCACGAGTTTGGTGACCTTGTAAAGAACAATGTCACAGTAACTTTTGGCCGTGGAGAAGATGAGACGGCTAAAGAGTTTGTAGGACTTTGCGGCGAACAAGGATTTGTTCCTAGCCAGTTGGAGAAAGTCGAGCCTATGACTTTAAAAGCTTGGTTACGTGAACGGGTAGAAGCGGGGGACCCCGTCCCGCTTGATTTATTCGGGGCTTTCATCTCACAACGAGCAACTATTAAAAGGAGCAAGTAACAATGGCAAAAGCATTAGCCAAAAAGAAATCCGCAGACATAGCGGTCATGGACGAAAGCATGTTCGCGGCAGATGCCGGTGTAGGCGTTAGCAATCTTGGTTCAGAAGACCTTGCAATACCGTTTATTAAGGTACTGCAAAAGATGTCTGACGAATTGGATGATCTTGACAATGCCAAAGCTGGTGACATCTACAACACGGTCACAAAAGACATCGTCAAAGGTAAGGATGGTATCCGTCTAATTAACTGCGCCTACAACCTACAGTACATTGAGTGGGAACCACGCGGTACTGGCACAGGTGCTCCTCATGCTATTTATGGAGCAGGTGACGAAATACCTGCAACTGAACGCGGTGATGACAACAAGGATTATGTTGTTGATGGGAACGGTCGCTATCTTGAGCGCACCGCCCAGCATTACGTTCTTGTAGTTGACGAAGACGGCGTAACTCAGCAGGCATTACTGCCTATGAAGTCCACACAGTTTAAGAAGTCTAAACAGTGGAACTCTGCAATGCGGTCTTTGAAAATGAAAGACGGTAACGGAAGTTTGTTTACCCCACCGCGTTTCTCTCACATATGGAAACTGGAAACAGTATCTGAGGAAAACAAGAACGGTTCTTGGCATGGGTGGCAGATAAGTAAAGACGGCGTTGTCGAAGACGTAAACGTCTACCAAGAAGCCAAGTTGTTTGCCGAGTCCATTCAAGCTGGTCAGGTAAATGTTAAACATGTCAGGGAAGAAGACAAAGATTCCTCTGACGACGACGTACCCTTTTAGGTCTGGTGGGGGAGGGCAACCTCCCCCTTTTCTTCATGAAAAAAGAGATAGAAAAATTTGCGCGGCTATTCCGTGGTCTGAACAGGGCGTATGGTTCTCTGGACATGACTACCAAGGACGCTCGCGGTAAGCAAAAGGGCAAGTACAAATTTGTCCACGAACCACGGACCATTGCCACATACGAGGCTCATCTAAAAGGAACCACTAGTATAGGTGTTGTTCCAATTAACGAGGATAACTTATGTCGTTGGGGAGCAATTGACGTTGATCAATACCCCTTGGACCACTCTGCAATAATTAAAAAGCTGGCAGAGGTTGAAGTTCCTTTAGTTGTATGCCGGAGTAAATCAGGTGGTGCTCACCTGTATTTGTTTTTTACAGAATTGGTTGAAGCGGAAAAGGTTCAGGTTAAGCTAAAGGAGATTGCGGCAGAGATTGGTTTCGGTGGCTGTGAAATATTTCCAAAGCAAATCAAGCTGGTGTTGGAGCGCGGCGACAATGGAAACTTTCTTAACCTACCCTATTTTGATCACGAAGGTGGTCTCCGCTACGCCTTTAACAAGGACGGCAGTGCGGCAACACTAAAAGAATTTCTAGATTTAGCAGAGGGCTCTGCAATAACAGAGCAGGCTCTTGATGATTTAATGTCTAAAACTGTGCCAGAAGTTGACGACAAACTTAAAGATGGCCCACCTTGCTTGCAGGCGTTACTGCGGCAGGGCTTTCCAGAGGGGACTAGGAACAATGGATTATTTAATCTGGGTGTGTATTTAAGGAAAGCTTTCCCCGATGAGTGGGAAACAAAGATACTGGAATACAACCAGAGTATTATGGACCCTGCGCTAGACCTCAAAGAGGTAAACATTGTCGCGGACCAGATAAAGAAAAAGGACTACCAGTACAAGTGTGCAGATCAACCTGTCTGCAATTTCTGCAACAAAGACCTCTGCCGTAGCCGGAAGCATGGCGTGGGGGGTGGGGCAAACACACCAACCGTAGCCAACTTGCGTAAGTATGACAGTGAGCCACCTTTGTGGTTTCTTGATGTCAACGGGTCGCCTGTCGAACTAGACACGGAAGGGCTTCAGAAACAACCTCGCTTTCAGATACTTTGCATGGAACAGATAAACTTCATGCCGCGCACCATTACCCGACAAGCTTGGGAAACCATGATGAACATGCTCCTGTCTCAGATGTTGGACACCGAGGGTGCTGTCATAACAACCTCCGAAGACACAAGCCTTCGCGGTCAATTCTACGACATGCTTGAAGAGTTCTCTACGCATATGCAGTCTGCAATGGATAGAGAAGAAATATTGTTGCGCCGTCCTTGGACTGATGAGGAAGAAGGCCGCACATACTTTAGACTTAAAGACTTCGAGGCTTTTCTAAAACGCAACCGGTTTTTTGAATACCGCTCAAACAAAATAGCGCAACGCCTTCGCGACATAGACGGGAAGTCAGAGCAGTTCCGCATCAAGGGCCGGACAGTGCGCTGTTGGTCAATACCCTCCTTTGCAAAAATAGAAGAAGGGTTTGAGTCTCGCTTTGATGACGAGGAGGATCTTCCGTTTTGAGAGATGAACCTGTCAACTGGAGCCAGCTTCTTCGCGAGTTGCGGATAGAGAAAGGTCTGACGCAACGAGAACTGGCTTACCAGTCCAAGATGCCCCAGCGGACAATAGCAGAGTATGAGAATGTCGAAGCTTCTCGGCAATTGTCCATATACAGGATTGAACAGATACTTGACTCTCTTGGTTATGAATTGGATGTTTTTTTGAAAAAAGATAATGTTTAGATACTTTGGACCCCCAGGAACCGGAAAGACAACCACACTGTTAAATCAGGTGGATACACTACTGTCGGGTGGCATGTCCCCGAACGACATAGGGTATTTTGCTTTTACACGCAAAGCGGCCCACGAAGCACGGGACAGAGCCGTTTCAAGGTTTAACCTAGATCCTGAAAAAGATTTTATGTACTTCCGTACATTGCACAGTCTGGCATTCCAAAGTCTTGGTATGTCGAGTGCCGACGTTCTTGGCGACAAAGGTCTCAAGGATTTTAGTAAAGAGACAGGGGTTGACTTGTCTTCTACTGGAGCGGAGCACATTGTTGACGATGGCTTTACGCTTCTTAAATCTAACAACCCAATAATGCGGGCAATTGATCTGGCTCGAAACTCACTAGAGGGGGTGAAGTACGCATACAATGCCACTGATCTAGTCATTCCTTTCTATGAGTTTGAACATTTATATAACGAGTATGAGCGCTTTAAGTTGTTTAACGGCTTGAAAGACTTTACCGATATGATGGTCGAACTGTCCGAAAGACCAAGCAACCTTCCTGTTCTTAACACAATATTCTTAGACGAAGCACAGGACTTAACACCATTGCAGTGGCGAGTAGCTCATAGCCTGAACGAACGCTGCGAGAGGATGTTTGTTGCAGGCGACGATGACCAAGGCATTTACCGCTGGGCTGGAGCAGACATAAACCACTTTGTTTCATTGCAGGGCGGGTCGGAAGTTCTCTCTCAATCGTATCGGATACCTCGAAGCGTTCACCGCATAGCAGATTCCGTGGTTCAAAGAATACAATATAGACAGAAAAAAGTATGGGACCCAAGGCGAGAAGAAGGCAGTGTCCAGCGCACATACGATGCAAACACGGTTTCGTTTGGCAACGAAGAATGGCTGGTCCTCGCGCAAGCTAATTACATGTTAGATGAATTAGCAGAACAACTTACTTCTAGCGGTCAGTATTTTGAGCGTAAGGGATCACCGTCTTTGAAGAAAAACGTGCGGACTGCTATTAGCTCTTGGAACTACATGCAGGAAGGCGACGGTCACGAAATATCTTTAAAGGAAGCCGTCAATCTTTATGACCACATTTCCAGTGGGGAGGGTCGTTTAAAGCGCGGTGCTAAGAAAATGTTGGGCGGTGCGGATGAGAAAGACCTTTTTACCCTTGCTGTTTTACGAGATTACTTTGGGCTAGAAACACCAGACACAACCTGGGACGTTGCTTTAAACCGGATTGGTGACGAAGACAGGGCATATGCCACTGCTTTGCTTAATCGGGGCGTCAATATATTCGAGAAGCCCAAGATTAAACTGTCCACGATCCACGGCGCAAAAGGCGGCGAGGCCGACAATGTACTACTGTTCACGGACCTGTCCGGTAAGGCATTGAAAGAAATGGAGAAAAACCCCGACGATGCTCACCGAGTTTTATACGTTGGAATAACGAGAACAAAAAAGAACCTTGTTTTAAAAATGCCAGAAAATTCACAGAGGGGTTGGGCCATATGAAAGTAATAATTGAAAGTCCTTACAAAGGAGATCTTTTTCACGGAAGAGGTCTGTTTGACAACATTGACTATGCAAGAGACTGTATGTCCAATTCTTTGTCGAGAGGAGAGTCACCGTTTGTCTCACACTTACTTTACACCCAAGTACTGGACGATGACATCCCCGAAGAGCGTCATCTTGGTATGAATTCGGCGTTAGCGTGGTATGCAGTTGCCGATCTGTGCGCGGTATATATAGACCGTGGCATATCCGAAGGCATGGCAAGTGGAATTGAACATGCAAAAGCAATTGGATTAACAGTAGAAGAAAGGACACTGTACAATGGCCGCATCTAAGAACGTCTTGGAAACAGCTTTAGATCTTGTTGGGGGTGACCGTGCGGAGGATTACGGTTCAATGTGGGAAAACCACCATAACATTGCCCAGCTATGGAACGGATACCTGCACGACAAAAACGGCGACTTATCCGCGGAAGATGCTGCCAACATGATGGAGCTAATGAAAATAGCACGGCGTAAGTCAGGGGCTCTGAAGAAAGACAACTACATTGATGGCGCGGGATATGCGGCGGTAGCTTTTGAATGTGCCGAGAAAGAACGCGACAACCAGCTTTCGCTTAAACTGCTGGCAGAAAAGTATAGTAAGAAGAACAATGAAAAAGAATCTTAAAAAACCAACGTGGGGCGTCAAGACCGAGTGGGTTCCTATTGAGCAGTTACCTCCGACACCGAAAGGTATCACGGAAATTGCAATAGACTTGGAGACCAAAGACCCACGGCTCAAGTCCCACGGCCCAGGGTGGGCTACCGGACATGGAGATGTAGTCGGGTTTGCTGTTGCATACGAAGGTTTTAACGCCTATCTGCCCATTGCCCACGAAGGTGGTGGCAACCTTGATCGGGGCATTGTCATGCGCTGGTTCCAGAAGGAGATAGCGGACCATCCTTCCGATAAGATTTTCTACAATGCCGCGTATGATGTGGGCTGGATGAAACGCCTTGGCATCGAACTCAAAGGAAAACTTATCGACGCAATGCTGGCCGCACCTTTGTTAAACGAAAACAGGTTTAGTTATTCCCTCAATGCCGTGTCTTACGATTACATGGGGCTAATGAAATCAGAGGCCGCTTTACGCGAAGCCGCACAAGAATTTGGCGTTGATCCAAAGGGTGAGCTTTACAAGCTACCTGCTTGTTTTGTTGGAGAGTATGCCGAGGCCGATGCCCAGCTTACCCTTGATCTTTGGCAGGTTTTTAAAATGGAATTAACCAAACAGGACTTATGGCAAGTCTTTGACATGGAGACCTCCGTCCTACCGCTTTGTATAGAAATGACGTGGAAGGGTGTTCGAGTAGACCTCGACTCTGCCGAGAGACTTAAACAAGACCTCCTTAAAATTGTAAAAGGCATAAAGTCCGACGTTAAGAAAGAGACAGGCGTTGCAGTAGAACTGTGGGCGGCGGCAAGTATTGCAAAAGTATTTGACCACCTGAGTATACCTTATGGTCGAACCAAGACAGGATTGCCCAGTTTTACAAAGAACTTCCTAGCCCAGCACGAACACCCTATTGCTCAGAAGATTGCAGAAGCAAGAGAGTACGACAAGATGGGCAACACCTTCCTGTCCAGTATATTCCGGTATGCCGAGAAGGACCGCATCCACGGTCACATTAATCAGTTACGCTCCGAAGGTGGCGGCACAGTGTCCGGTCGTATCAGTATGTCAAACCCGAACCTCCAACAGATACCAGCGCGGAACCCTGAGATGGCCCGCAAAATACGAGGCTTGTTCCTACCTGAAAAAGGGGAGAAGTGGGCGTCAATGGACTTTGACCAGCAAGAGCCGCGCATACTGGTACACTTTGCAAGCCTCACGAACAAAGGACTGACTGGCTCCGATGACTTTGTAAAGGCATACAGAGAAGATCCCAAGACAGACTTTCACCAGATGGTAGCCGACATTGCTAATATTCCTCGCAAACAAGCCAAGACCATAAACCTGGGTATCATGTATGGCATGGGACAGACAAAGCTTGCAGAGCAGTTGGATGTGTCAACGGACCAAGCTAAACGGCTCATGCGTCAATACCACGACGATGTTCCTTTTGTTAAAGAACTCATGGATTCTGTACAGCGCAAAGTTTCGCACCGCGACAAGGGCGGGTTTGTCAGATCATTACTAGGCCGCAAGTGTAGGTTTGATCTATGGGAGCCCAACCTGTTTGTTTCTGCAAGGGCCTTGCCAAAAGACGAAGCGCACATTGAGTATGGCGACAACATCAAACGTGCCTACACATATAAAGCATTAAACAGGCTAATTCAGTCGAGCGCGGCAGACCAAACGAAGGCGGCAATGGCCGCAGTGTACGAACAGAAGAATAAGATACCGCTCGTACAGATACACGACGAACTGGCTTTTTCCGTAAAAAATAAGAAAGAAGCAGAAGAGTTGTGCAAGATAATGGAATCTGCTTACGAACTGCAAGTACCAAGCCCTAGCGACATCTCGCTAGGTGATAACTGGGGGAACTTGACTAACGTGGATAAATCCGATAGTGTCCCAGAAATAAAGGATGATTAAGTTATGAACCCAGAAAAATGGAAATCAGTTGTTGTGCCGATAGAAAGCTACCTTGTTTTAAAAGACATGGCAGAGAAGGAACGGCGCACCATATCCGGCCAGTTTACCCTGATACTTGAAAAGGTAACAGGCAAGAGCATAACAGTAAACAAGGCCCCCGAACCACGGGCCAAGAAGAAAGGATCTTCATAATGATGACCGCCGTAGTTGCAACCGCCGCTTTTTATGCCGTAGTCCTAATCGTATCGGCTATGTAGTCAGATGGGTAAACGGTCCTCTGGAAGTTTTGAAAGACGAAAGAGGGACTTTTACCCGACGCCTTTTAGTGCAGTAGAGCCGCTTCTTCCTCACCTGTCTGAGAAAACCGTCTTTGACGAGCCTTGTGCAGGCAACGGTGTTTTAGTTGACCACTTGGAAATGTCTGGACATAAATGCCTGCGGGCCACGGACCTCGAACCACAACGCGATGACGTTGGAACATTTGATGTTTTTGACATTGAATCTTGTTACGGGGATTGTTTCATAACCAACCCACCTTGGGACCGGAAGTTTCTGCACCCTTTGATTTTACACCTTTGTGAGATAGCACCAACGTGGTTACTGTTTGACGCGGACTGGATGCATACCCGACAAGCCACCGAATATCTGCCTTACTGCAAAAAGATTGTAAGTGTTGGGCGGGTAAAGTGGATGGGACCGGACAGTCCACATACAGGAAAAGATAATGCGGCTTGGTATTTGTTTTATACGAGGACGGAAAACAGTCCGGTAGACTTCTGGGGCAGACGATGATAACGTCAAGAAAATTTAGCCCCCCGTGCGGCGCTGGTTCGATGACTCCTACCAGCGACGCCGTGGCAGTGAGGCGGGAATTTGTAAATTTCATTCGCCTCACTGCCGTTCTTCTAAGAGATTTTAATGCTTAAAGCCGATGGCCTAAACGAAGCCAAAGCAATGGTGGAAGCCAAAGCAGAGTTGGAGGCGTTACAGGCTGAGAACGAACGTCTTCGCGCCGCCCTTGAAGATGTTCGCTCTACAATCAGGGCTTTGAAAGATGCTTAAAGCGGATGGACTAGACGAAGCCATAATTGGCATTGGCTCTCGATGCGGACAGAAAGACCTGATCATTTATGATATTGATAAGGTCATCTGGATACTGATGCAACGAGATGGCATGACGGATGAAGAGGCTGTTGAATTTTTTGAGTTTAATATACAAGGAAGCTGGCAGGGTGAAGAGACGCCCATTTGGATGAGACCGTATGATATAGAAGGAGAAGACTAATGGAAATATTTACAGCAATAGTTATGTCTTTTGGAAGTCTGTTTATAGCTGACAACAAAGAGTTTCTCGACACCGCTGAAAAACAAATAAGCCAAGGTGCCGAGTGGCACTATGTAGGTAAGTCACCGTTGGACCCTGATGCACTGTCTATCTCAGCGCAGATGTGCGACGGCAAATGTGACGAGCCGTACATCATGTGGAAGCTAAAATTTCCAGAGTAAATTAAAAAGGGGTTGACACCCTTTTTTTTATGCCTATGGTTATGGGACAAGTTACATATATATAGGAGTCGAAATAATGAACCAGTCAGAACTATTTTCACTAATGCAGATGACCACGCTTACCATCGTCGAGCAACGCATAGCAAATTGCGAGAA